GTAATATTCTCTGGGATGCAAAATATAAAGTTTGTATTGTCTCCAGAACCATTACAAACAATGCCAGCATTTAATGTAAGTGTTGAGGTCTCTGTAAGACCACTTACCGTAAAAGATACTTTAGCTCTTGATGATCTACGAGATCTTGGAACATATCCAATGTTTCTGGCAAGTGAAACAACGTTTTCTCGAAGTGTTGCAGAGTCAAGAAAACACTCATTCGCTGCCATATTAGTATTATATGCAGTGATGTATGTATTATATGCTAATGCATCAATAATTATTGAAAGGTTTGATCCTTCAAAATCATAATCAGTAAAATTAGTGTTCGCCCTCAGATAATCTCTGATTGACGCCTTAACTTGATCAAAATCTAAATTAACATATTGTCCGAAAGCCATTATACTCTAGCTGGGAAAAGGAGAACGTCTACTGTTTGTGTGGGTGTTGATAATCCAACGATATCATACTGGACTGTGCAATTCATTTCATTTGTATCAGGAAGAACCGATACAGACACATCAACATTGTTAATTCTAGGTTCATAATTATCCAAAGATGTTTTAATCTCATCGGATATTCTAATTTCATTTAAATTTGTATTTAAATCAAATAAAGATTGATTGATAACTGAGCCAAAATCAGGTTCAAATGGTTTTTCGCCAAGAATTGTAAAAATTATGTTCTTTACAGACCTTTTAATAGCATCTTCATTACGAATTGCTACCACATCATTCGTCACAGGATGACGTTTGAAGGATAAATTGATATCTTTGAATGCCCTAGAAGCCACTATTTACACAAAAAGTTTCCTGTTTTTATTTATACCGCTTTTTTTATCTTTTTACGACACGAATTCGATATTTTTCTGATTCTAAAGCGTTAATAATATATTTAGCACTAATTCTTGGGTCTTTTTCTCCGCAAGTGAAGAAATCTGCGTTCATTCGACCAAATTCAGGCCAAGTATGACAAGAAACATGACTTTCAGCGAGTGCAAAAAGACATGTAACACCACATGGACTGAATTTATGTGTATATTCGTTCAATATTGTCATCTTCGACTTCAAAATAGCACGAGTAAAGATGTCACGAAGGAAATTTGGACTATTTAAGTCATCAAAATACCCATCGTAGACATCTAATATGAGATGCTCACCCATTTCATCCCAATTCTGGTGCATCTTCAACTGTAAATTCGTAATTTGCAGTATTTCCCGCTCCAATATTAGGGTCTGCTTCAACATTTATACTAATATCTGACCTTTCTTTCGCTGTTTTCCAAAAATAATTCTCTTCTGAACCCAATCCATCACGATCATGACCGTTTTCCACCTGATAATACACGGTTGAAACCTTAAAATCAGGATTCTTAGGTGTCTCAGGAGTGATACTGTTGTCAAATATCCTCATACTGTTGTTTGGATAGAGACAAAACTGCCCATTATCGAGTTCTAAGAGGTTATGAGACTTATGTTCAGCAGGTTGTTCACTTGTCGAGTAGTCAATTGAGTCAACATCCTGATGATAATTGTCTAAAGTGCAAATATATGTGCCAGTTTGCGTTCCATAGTCTCTTGTAAGCACTTCATAGTGCATTGAACCGATAAATTGCTTCTGAACAGCAACCACACCATAGTCCATACAGTTCCAAAACTGTAGATTATGAAGTGTCATATCAGGATCTGGTATCTCTGGAGACGAGAGAAACGCAGAGATTGGCAACTTATCAAACATTGCTGCATACTCAGGTAGATAAGTTTCAAAATAAAAGGCACGACCAGGTATACTTTTTGCAGTTACCCAGACTCCTTTTACAAATTCACCGTGTCCAGACTGATGATCTGTTAAATATTCCTTTCTAACCCATACTTCGTATGCAGGTAGGTTAGTAATTAGTGTACTCATAACCAGATTTGATGTTCTTTTGGATAATTAAATAAAATTTCTTCGCCTTTAAATATAATTCTTGTTGTTATATACTCACTCAACTCTCCAAGACGCACATTTGACCTCTCAGAGTGGTTTACATAGTACGCAGGGTACATTCTATCTAGGTCACAATCTAACCAAAACCCCTGTTCATCGCAAAATGTCATTTGATTAACATAATCATGAACATTTTTTGGTATTTTATCCCATCCATACTTCTCACACTGCTCTCTAGTCACTTTCCAGATCGTAAAATTCTCTGGAAGGTCATGTAAAGCAAAAACTCCAACTCCTTCACACACATTACTAGGTGCTAGGTAGGTATGAAGTTCTAGATTATACTTCGTCATCCTCTATTGGACCTTTATAGTGAAAAACTTCAACGTATGAATAGCATTTCGGACAGGTAAAATTAGAAAAGAAGTCATATTCAGACTCCTCTCCATCATTTACATCCTCCATATCGTGATCTGCTCCCCAGATCAACTCAGTTCCGCAGTGCCAGCAGTTCACTTGCCCTGCCCTCTATACCTTTTTTTAGCTTTATTACGAGAGGTAGCGGAATATTTTGTATGCTGACCTCTTCCGATGCTTGTTTTTTTGGGTTTCGACTCGATAGTTCCACCCATGTTCCATTTTGCAGCCATTACTCACAAATTTCAGTAGTTAACGAGAGGGGATTCGGGAATTTTCCCTCATAATATTGTTGTGCTATATCCTCCATCATATCACAATATTCCTCAGTAGTCAAGTTATCTCCTAAAACTTCCTGATTATGACGGATGCGGTATCTATATGATTCTGGTTTTTTCATGTCCTACACGTACTCTTGGATCACACCATATTTCAAAGCCTGCCTCTTTTGCGTCTAAACAGAACGAGACATCCTCGCCACACATATCCTGCACTTCACCAGACTCAAAGACTTGCATCTTTGGAGCAAACCATGGATATGGAAGACCTTCATGTTCAAAAACACCATGCTTAATGAGTAACCAACCAAAACCAGTATAATCAACTGTGAAAGGTTTTGTACGCTTGGATATACTTTCGAGTGTCTCGTGATTCATCACACCACCATTACTCCGAAAATCATCCTCTTCTAACCAATGTGCAACAGAGGTAGTTCTACCATCTTCTGTGCAATACCATCCTGCTGCAATATCCTGATTCATTAATAACAGTTGCCAGAACTTCTCACTATTAAAAACAATATCGCTATCTATCCATAACTGATAATCATACTTTAACTTACCATCCCATGGTATTTGCTTTGGTCCTCGAAGAACGTTTGCTCCAAGACACTTACATCTTGCGAAGTTGACCATTGATGAATAGTCCTGTGATATCTGTATTGATCCACCACTTTGAACAATATCAAAACAAAGTTGAACAAATGCTTTTAAAAATGTGAAAGATACTCCTCGACCTGGCAGACAAAAGACAACGCTCTTGCCTTTAATTAATTCTCTTGCCTTATCATAGTCCCATTCTGGTTTCTTCTGTGTGGAAGGAGTCTTTGCTTTTACTGTAAATCCTTTTGCCATAATGTGTTGTAATTACATTCATATCATACACTATTATATAGTGCTTGTCAATAAGAGGATTCTGCGGCAATTGACTCATCTTCATTCGTGATTTCCGTATATGTCAAGTCATCGTCCCAGTAAGATGTATATAATTTACTCCATATCATATGAAATTCTTCTTCGTTCAAATTTTTAAATAAACATTTCTCATTCAAATAGATGTGAAAAGATTTTGTTTTAGTCATCGTCGGTTGTTAGAAAGAGTTCTCCATTGTCTACATTCCATTTTACCACAAGGTCTTCGTACCAGTCAAATTCATGTATGATTTCTTCGGGTATTGTAATATGATACTGATCGGTTACTGGATCAATCTCTACGGTCGAAAAAATATTGTCAAGATTTTTTTTCATATAAATCAAACCTGTGTTCGTTTTTATATAGCGAAAAAATTTTTTACAATGGGTGATTTATGTTTTGGTTTTCTGTTTATTATTACTCTCGCGATCTGGGTCGTTTATAGATTAGGTTCCCAGTGCGTTTTTATATAAGGGGGCATCAAACCCCCATACTGCTGATATCACGAACGAATGATATTAAAGTTATGGTGACTGAATACCCATCGATTGACTAGTTTGTATGTACCATGCTGCCCTCTCATGACATATCCC